AACAACTTTAATTTATAAGAGTAAATCTAGTTTTAAACATGAAGGAGCTTTTGTCACAAAATTGGATAACGGTAGTAGTACTGAACAAGATGCGTACGAAGAATTGAATTTAGTTGGATCACATAGTATGTTACCTAAAATAACAACGCAGATGTTCGAAATAGATATGTTTTTTACGGAATACGGCTTAGATAAGAGAGTGTCTTGTCATGGGTTGATATCAGGTAGAAGAATAGTGGTACCTTATCATTTAGTTCTAGACAGGCGTTTGCAGGTAACTGTATTTAAAGATAAGAAGGCGAACCACAGAATAATTGATCATTCTCCAGTAGAGTTAATATATAAAAATGTTGAGAACGATGTGGCTATTCTGTCTTTAAGTGATGGTTATCCATCTCCCTTCCCTAAATTGGCAAGTTGTTTTCAACCTTTTAACCGAGATCCGGCAATCGGCTTAGTATTTCCAAATAAAATTATTAAATTGGAGGGTATAATAACAGATCCTTCTCAGTATGGACCAATAGTTTATCCAGTTGGCGAATATAATAATAAAATTTTAGATCCGATAACATACAAAGGATTACATTACCCAGGAATGTGCGGGGCCATGGTAGTTTCTAGACAAGGTTTTTTATTAGGGATGCACGTAGCCGGTCACGACTGCAAACAAGTAGGAGTGACTTTACAGTGGTCCAGTTTATGCAGACAACAAATATTTGACGTTTTATCTCGTGTTGATAAAGGTTTAAAGTTAGACGCAGAAATTAACAATAAAGTAGTCAGTGATTGTAGTGGTCTGAAGATAAAGACAGATATGAGCGTTTTTGTGCCAAAAAATAGTAACTTTATAAAATCACCATTGTATGGTGTTTTCGAAATTAGTAGAAAACCGGCTAACTTAAGCGTGTACGGACCACATACAGTCAAAGACGTTTCCAAATCGAGTCGTGTTCCAATAGGCCCTGTAAATAATGACGAATTAAATTTTGCTAGTGATTTATTAGATTTGTATTTTGAGGATTTTGATGATTTAAACGAATATGAAATAGTGAAGGGTGATGAGTTATTAGCGCCTATTAACAAGAAATCATCAAATGGCATTTTTCCGATTAAGGATAAGTTAGATTGTTTTGATTTTGAAAAAGGAACTTTTAAACCTGGTTTTAAGGATT